GTCGTCGAACGCGTCTTCGTTAGGGAAGAGGAAATGGACGAATGGGCCTGGAGGTATTGAGTATGATGACGCCGCAAGACCGAATTGATACATATGCTGCGCTAACCGGCTACCCGCGTTCTTTATTTCTTGGAGAAGATGGAAGAATTGTTGGCACTTGGATCATGGGCAACGCTTATGGTGTGAAATCTGGATATTACGGGGGCTACCCTCACGGCTATTTGAAGCGCGTTAAAGCCATGTTTCCCGACAAACTGGCGGCCTTACACGTCTTTTCCGGCCGCGTCGATCAATCGGCTTGGCCGGGGGATACGGTCGATTTTGACCCCGCCGCGGAACCGACATACGTCGACGACGCGCAATCGCTAAATGACGTGCCTTTAGGCAAGTATGATATAATTTTAGCGGACCCACCCTACAGCGTTGAAGACGCAGAGCACTATCGGCCCGCCATGGTGAAGCGAAATAAGGTCATGGACGCCCTTTCTCGGTGCCGTACCGGTACGCATGTCGTTTGGCTGGATCAAGTTTTACCGATGTATCGAAAGGCAGATTGGAAAATAATTGGCGTTATCGGCATGGTAAAATCGACCAATCATCGCTTCCGAGTCGTGACAATCTTTGAAAAGCGGTGATTTACCCCGCCGCACCCCGTAATTTACCCCGAACATAGGGGTCGCTTAAGCCGCTGTTCTCACAGTAGTATTTTGGTTTACCCCGCATACCCCGTACAAACGCGGTCGTTGCCCCATACGCGTACACGTACACACGTGCGGGAGCGCGGGCGCACACGTAAGGTAGTCATTTATACGGGGTATTCGGGGTAATTTAGAAAAGATAAGCATTTACAAGGGGGTAGTTAACCCGTATGTTCGGGGTAAATAGGTAGTTGTACGGGGTGAACGGGGTATGCCGTCGAAGTGGCCTTGGGCCGTGATGAAACCTGAAGAATTTCGCTGGTACGATACGGGCGAAGCGGTCAAGGCGATGAACAGCGTTCGGGCTTGGGCGGCCATGCACAAGCGACGCTTTTCAATCGAACGGTTGCCCGGAGGAAGTGTGATTATCACCGCCCGCGCTGGGCCTAGCCGGCGCTTGACGAAGACCGGAACGCGAAGGTATTGATTGCGCCATGAAAATGACGGCCAAACAAGAAAGCTTCGCATGGCATTTTGCCATGGGGGCAACCGCGGCCGAAGCGTATCGGCGGGCGTACGATTGCAAGGACGGGTTCGCCTACGCGTCGCGCGAAGCCCATGCGCTCTTGCAAGACCCCAAGATTACCGGAATGGTCGACGCGATTAAGGCCGATATCCTCCAAAAACGGAAGGACGCGGCCGACGCGCTGGTCAATCAATGCCTAGCGGTCCTGTCCTATCAACCGTCGGAAATTACCAAGATTGTCCGCGTTCCCTGTCGGTACTGCCATGGCCATGGCCACGCGTACCAATGGCGGGAAACCGAATATCTGGAAAAGCTGAAGGCGGCCGAAGCGAACGGGAAGCCCCTCCCGGATATCGCCGGCGGCTTCGGCTATGATACCCGCCTTCAGCCGGTCGACGATTGCCCGAATTGCAACGGCAACGGCCTGGAAATGGACGTCATCACCCCGACGGACGAATTGTCGCCGCAAGCGCGGGCCGGCTTTCTCGGGGTGAAGCGGACCCGCAACGGGCTGGAAATCATCCTGGCCAACAAGGACAAAGCCATGGAACGCTTGGCGCGGCTCTTGGGCCTGGACAAGACGACGCTGAACTTGACCCATGACGCCGCCGGGCTGGCGGCCAAGCTGGCGTCGGGGGTCGACCCGAACGACGCGGCGCGGACCTACGCCGATATCATCGGCGGTTGACCGTCGGGTCAATTATGGGTAATCCTGCCCGCTATGGATAAAGAGCCCCTTCACGTTCGATTGCGCGCCGCGGCGTTCGCGGCCCGGACCAACGGCCGGCTATCGGCTTTGCTCTTGGAGGCGGCCGCGGCCGTTCCGAAGCCCAAAGGCGGGGAAGAGCCCCGGCGCGACACAATGGCCGTTCTGGCGGCCCACCATGCCGCCGCGGCCGCGGACCCCCGGGAAGCTGAAGACGCGGCCCGGGCGTACCGGGAAGGCCCCGGCGCTCCCGTCGTCGCGGCGTACCGGGCCGCCACCATGAACCCGGCCGGCGACGTCATATCGCCCCGGACTTTTCGCGCCCCCGAACCGCCCGGGGCCTTTGAACGGTTGATCGCGGCCGGCCCGCCAGCGACGGACGGCGATATGGCCATTTGCGGCCATTGCGGCGAAGAATTCCGCCCCGGCGTTACCCATTGCCCCGAATGTTCAGGACGCGTTGCATGACCGCCCCTGTCGCCCCATGTTACACGTCGCGGTTTACCGGGAAGCCGGTCCCAATCATCGGGTACGTCATCGCCCAATGGGGCGGCCGGCTTCGGATCGTCGCCGTCGACTATCGGTCGAAGTGGAAGCGGCACGGCTGGCCGGATTGCAACCCGGCGGCCAACAAGATCGCGGTCGACAAGGATCGAGTTATTCGGGAATTCAGCACGGAAGCCGCCGCCCGCCGGGCGCTGGACGCCGGGAACGCCCATTGGATGATCGATCGATCGTTGGCCTATGATGCAATCCACCGGGAGCCTGAAGCATGAAACCTTTTGCCAAGCTGTTCGAAACTGAAATCGGCCAAATCGTCGCTATGACGTCGATCAATGAAGATTGGCGACCGGAAATCCGCTTCCATTTTGACCCGGGCGTCGACGGGCTGGATATTTGCAGCGTCGCCCTTGCCTTTCCGGAAGGCGACCGCGGCGAAGCTATGGCGGCCGAAATGCTTCGGATGCTGGACGGCGACAAAGCATTGAACGCGATCCGCGCCGAATACGACATGATCCGCGCCGCGGGCCTTGGGAAGACTGAAGCATGAAACCCGCCCTTTGCTACGCCGTTGTCCGCCAGCTTCGGGGGCGCGATTTCGCTATCATGGCCGTGACGTCCGAAAAGCGGAACGGTCATGTCTATGGCCGGTGGATCGACGACGACACGCCGACGAACCGCGCCAGCCGCGACGTCATCGTCAAGGTCGAAACGCTGGATCAAGCGAAGGGAGCGATCGCCGCGGCCGAAGCCGTCGACAAGGCGACCCGGGCGGAAATCGACGCGACCCGGGCGAAGCTTTCCCGCTTGGAATGTCAACGCCGGGAAGCCATGCTGGACGCCATGCGATCCTTCCGGTTGCCATCGAACGAAACCCCGCGCCCACCATTGTGACCGGCTTCGACTGGAAAAACCCCGATTACGTCGCCGTCTTTCGCCAACGCGCCGAACGGCTTCAACGGTTGCGCGCGGCGACGGCGGCCGAAAAGGGCGCGGACAAGGGCCGAACGCTGGCCGAACTGAAGCGGTACTATCGGGATCACCCGGCCAGTTTCATCAACGATTGGGGCATGACGTCGGACCCCCGGAACGCCGATATCGGCTTGCCAGTCATGATCCCGATGATCCTTTTCCCGCGCCAAAGGGAATGGGTCGATTGGGTCGTCGATCGCTGGAAGAGCCGCGAACCGGGCCTGTCCGACAAGTCCCGCGACTTCGGCCTGTCATGGCTGGCCGTCGGGCTGGCCTGTACGCTCGGGCTTCATTACGACGACCTTGTCATCGGCTTCGGGAGCCGCAAGGAAGAGTACGTCGACAAGATCGGATCACCGAAGGCGTTGTTCTGGAAGGCCCGGGAATTCCTGAAGGGGCTCCCGCCGGAATTTCGGAACGGCTGGAATAGCCGCCAGCATTCGGCCCATGTGCGGATCACGATCCCCGGGACGAATTCGACGATCGCCGGGGAAGCTGGCGACAATATCGGCCGCGGCGATCGCGCCGCTATCTATTTCGTCGACGAAGCGGCGTACATTGAACGGCCCCAATTGATCGACGCGTCCCTGTCGCAAACGACGAATTGCCGTATCGATATTTCGTCCGCCAACGGACTGGACAACCCATTTGCACAGAAGCGCCATAGTTGGCCGGATCACCGGATATTTACCTGTCATTGGCGCGACGATCCCCGCAAGTCGCAAGCGTGGTACGACCGCCTTCCCGAATTCTTGGACGAAGTCACGATCGCACAGGAAGTCGATATCAATTACGCGGCGTCGGTCGAAGGCGTCGTCATTCCGTCGGTTTGGGTTCAGGCTTGCGTCGACGCCCATGTCCGCCTTGGGATCAAGCCCACCGGCGCGAAGCGGGCCGCGTTCGACGTCGCGGACGAAGGCAAGGACAAAAACGCGCTGGCGGCCTGTACCGGGGTCGTCGTCGACCAACTGGCTGAATGGTCCGGCAAGGGATCGGATATCTTCGCCAGCACAGAAAAGGTTTTCGACCTTCTGGACGAATGGGGGGTCGAAGAATTCATTTACGACGCCGACGGGCTCGGGGCCGACGTCCGGGGCAATGCCCGGGTCATCAACGAACGCCGGCGATCGCAAGTCCGCCGCGTGATTAATGTCGGCACGTACCGGGGATCGGGCGGCGTCATGCGCCCAACCGGCCAAGACGTCCCCGGCCGGGCAAACGAAGATTTCTTTGCCAACCGGAAAGCACAGCAATATTGGGGCCTTCGCCGGCGCGCGTACGCGACATACCGGGCCGTCGTGCATGGCGACGCGATCGACCCCGATTACGTCCTGTCGATCGATAGCCGCCTGCCCAACCTGTCGAAGTTGCTTATGGAATTGCCGCAAGCGACGTACAAAAAGAACGAAGCCGGGAAGATCGTCATCAACAAAACCCCCGACGGGACGAAGAGCCCCAACCTTGGCGACGCGGTCGTCATGCTTAAGGGGGGTGACACGGCCGGCCCAATTCGGATAAGTGAGAAGGCTCTGAGGGATATCTAATGGCCTTTCTTGAACGCTTCCGGGCTTGGCTGTTGCGGGGAATGGCCCCCGCCCCCATTGTCGCGTCTGAACGCCAACCCATGAAGATTTCGTCGATCGCCTTGGCTGAAGCCCGGGTCACGGGGGCCGAAGCCGCGTCCGTCTGGACCCTTCCGCGCCCGATCGGCCCGGGATCGGCCAGCAATTACGCCATGGATGAATTGAACCCCGAAATCGGCCGCCTGTACGCGGACCAATTGAATGGGGCCTTTTCGGAAGGGCTCGGGTTCCTTGGCTATCCGTACCTGTCGGAATTGACCCAACGGTCCGAATATCGCCATATCGGGGAAACCTACGCGCTGGAATGCACGCGCAAATGGATCAAGATCACCGGGGACGACGAAGAGCGCGTCGACGCGATCGAACGCGCCATGTCGAAGCTGAAGGTCCGCGACGTCGTCCGCGAAGCCGTTCAGCATGATTGCTTCTTCGGCCGGGCTCAAATCCTGATCGACATGGGCGACCGCCCCATGGACAAGGAATGGTCGCGCCCGTTGATGCTGCGACCGGAAAAGATCGGCAAGGGCCGGCTGAAGCGCTTCCGGGCGATCGAACCCCTTTGGTCCTACCCGGGGCCGTACGACGCGTCGAACCCGTTGGCGTCGGACTTTTTCAAGCCGCGGTCGTGGCAAGTCCAGACGATGAACGTACACGCGTCGCGCTTGATGACGATCGTCGGCCGGGAAATGCCGGACCTTCTGAAGCCGGCCTATGCCTTCGGCGGCCTGTCCATGTCGCAAATGGCGAAGCCGTACGTCGATAATTGGCTTCGAACCCGCCAGTCCGTAAGCGACCTGTTGAACAGCTTTTCGACCATGGTCCTTTCCACCGACATGCAAGCCGTCCTGTCGGGCGGGGAGCTTGACGGCCTTTTGGCCCGGGCTGAACTCTTCACGCGCGGCCGGGATAATCGCGGCCTGATGATGGTCGACAAGGATCGCGAAACCCTGTCGAACGTGTCGACCCCGTTGGGGACGCTGGACAAGCTTCAGGCACAGGCACAGGAACAAATCGCCAGCGTGACCGGCATTCCGCTAGTGATCCTCTTGGGGGTCACGCCGTCGGGCCTGAACGCGTCCAGCGACGGCGAAATCCGGACCTTTTACGACCGGGTCAACGGCTATCAGGAACGCGTCCTTCGGGAGCCGATCGATACGATCCTGAAGCTGATCCAGCTTTCCGAATTCGGCGCGATCGACGAAAGTGTCGCCTTCACGTTCGAACCGCTTTGGGAAATGGACGCCAGCGCCGCGGCTGCGATCCGCAAGAGCGACGCCGACGTCGACGTTTCGTACATCAACGCCGGGGTTGTGTCGCCGGAAGAGGCGCGCGAACGGATCGCCAACGACGAAAAGTCGCCCTACTATGGGGTCGACCTGTCCGGCCCCGCGCCCGAACCGCCGGCCGAAGTCGACGAAGAAGACGCCGAAGCGCTGGCCGCCGGCCCGGGCGACGACGACGACGAAGACCCGCAAGCCGCCGACGAATTCCGGGAAGACAAAATCAAGCGCGCCGACAATGGGCAATTTGGGTCCGGGGGCGGCGGGGCGTCGAAGCCGGCCGACAAGCCCGACGCCAAGGAAAAGCCCGACGACAAGCCGGCGGCCGCGCCCGCGAAAGAAAGGACCGATAACCCGGCGACCGTCGCCATTTTGGGCGCTGAAGGGGTCGCCCGGCTCAAGTCGCTGATTGCCGACAAGTCCAGCAAGGCCCGGGACGTCTTGGACGCCCTGAAGCCGCTGGACGACGCGCAACAGGAAATGACCCCGACGCTCCCCCATGGCGTCGAACCCGACGAAGCCTTCTGGTCCAGTCGGACGTATCACGTCTTGGACAAGGCCGGGAACCCGGTCCGCGAAATGAACGCCGCCGGCGCGAAGTCGCACCTTGCCGACGTCGCCCGGGCGTACGCCGGCCCCGGGGGCGTGAAGAAGGAAAAGCGCGCCCGGATTTTGCTCGGGCCGCCAGCCGCCGGGAAGTCGACGTCGGCCGAAGAAATCGCCCGGCAAGGCGGGTACGCTATCGTCGACAGTGACGACGCGAAGAAGGTTTGCAAGGAATTCGAAGGCGGCGTCGGGGCCGGCGCGGTCCATGAAGAAAGCGGCGCGCTGTCCGAACAAGTCTTGGCCGACATGCTGGCGACCGGGGATAACGTCGCGCTTCCGCTTGTCGGCGCGAAGCCCGGGTCCATCGAACGGCGAATTGCCCTTCTGGAAAAGGCCGGGTACAGCGTCACGGTCGACCTTGTCGACGTGAACGAAGACGAAGCGGCGCGGCGCATGGCCGGGCGGGCTCTTCGGACTGGTCGACATATTTCGTCCAGCTACTTCGCGTCGATTGGCACCGGCCCGCGGGATACCTACGAATTCCTGAAGGGCAAATACGAAAACATTGGTTTTGGAAGGATAGATGGAAATGGCCCCCCGAAAAGCGAACGATACGTCGAAGCCGAACGCCACCCCGACGCAAAAGCCGGCCGAACCCTTTTCGGGGGATGACGACCGGCGAATGGACTATTTGGAACGGTTACTTTCGGGGGAGGCGTACCGCATCCCGGACGGGGGCGGGGAGCCTGAAGACAAGGCCGGCCAGTAACCTTTCCAGATAGCCGACGCGGCGCAATTCATGTTCTTCGACGGGGTTCTTCATTGCTTCCTCTTCAGGCGGCCAACCGGCCAGCGCGGACCATGGGGGCCATGGAATAGACGCCCCATGGCATGACGTATTCGTCGCCGTCGAAGTCAATCTTGACCTTCAGGCGCTTGCCTTCGCCGGTCACAATCGTTTTTGCGGTCCGGCTGGCGACGGCGACCTTGATAATGCAATCATGGTCGCAAACGCTGCGGCCCATGTAGGTTTTGCCGGCTTCGAACTGTTTCACGTGACTATCTCCCGGCCGGGCTAACCCCGGCGACGCTGTTCTCGCATAGGTTGACCGCGCGGTCAAGCGAAGTCTTCCCAAGGTTGGGGGCGATTGTCGGCCGCCCCTTCGTTCGATACCCAATTCCGGGCCATGGCCAGATTGGCGGGGCTCGGGGCCAACCGGCGGAAAAGCCGCCCGGCGACATAGAAGCGAAGCTGGACGCCCCGGCCCATGCGGCCGCGGACCGCGACGACCCGGGCGGCGCGCTTGCCCCGCGGGGTGAAGTCGACGGGCGCGGCGGGGATGACGATCGATATCACCGGAACGCATCCCAAAGGCACACGCCCGCGGCGTCCCGGACTTCGACCTTGTAGCTGCCCAACGTGGCGTGCGAAGTGCCCGACCGGGTCGGCCATTCATCGGCCATAAGGCTCTTGGCCTTTTTCTTCGCTTCAGACAGGTTGGGCAGGCCGGCATCGCGGGCGATATCGAAGCCGTCGCGGTCAAGCAAGACGACGGTATATTCTTTGAAAGCCACGTGACTATCTCCCTTCAGAAAAGCGACAACTGGCAACCGCCAGCGCTGGCGGCCGCGGCGGCCCGGGCGGCGGCTTTGCGCTCCCGGCCGTACGCGACCCGCGCGGCGCGCCAGTACTTCGCGTCGACTTCGGCCGACACAAGCTTTCGCATGGCGAATTCCGGGGCTTTGAACTGGTCTGACGACCGGGGCCATTGGCAGACGTACCGGCCGCACCGGTACACGACCAGCCGGCCCTTGACCGCGACCGCCTGGTAGGGGCCGAACCGGGCAACAATCTTTGACATGACGGCTTCCTTTCGTCCTGTTGTCGCATACGATGACCGCCCGGTCAAGCTACTTTTTACAGGCGGCCCGTGCGGCTTCCGCCCATGCAATTTCGTAGGCGCTGAATTTCTTGACCGCCCATTTTTCAACGACCGGTTCGCCCCCGGGGCCTTCTTCGACGACGACGTAGGCGACGCTTTTCAGAACCTTGGCGAACCGATACCCCCCTTCCGGGCCGACATAGACGATATGGGGGAATTCAGGGGCGAACGCGACGCCAGCGGGCCGCGCGGCGAATTCGAACCAATGGCCGGCCTCTTTCTCTTGAAATTGGCCAAGCAAGAGGGGAACGGGTTCCCCGGCGGCGTAGGCGTTGTTGGCGTTGTTGGCGTGGGGCGCGAAGGCCATGACTTGTCTCCCTTCATTCGGACCATACATTAGCCTGACCGCGCGGTCAACCTACTTTTTGCCTTGGCGGAAAAATACCTAGCGCATATGAAGGGGGTCCAGCGTAACCCGGGGGTCCAAATGGCCAGAAAGTACCTTGACCCTATCCGGCCGTCCGTCGCGACCCGCGTCGCATACGAACGCCGCTTGGAAGCCGAACTGGCCGCAATGCACCGGTCCCTTACCTATTGGCTGAAGGCGCAATACCGCGCGACGCCTCCCGTAGTGGCGCAGGACGCGAACCCGGCCGAAGCCTTGCGGGCGGCCGTCCGACGCCTGTCGCGGCGCTGGCAACGCCGTTTCAACCGTCTGGCGGACGAACTGGCCGATTACTTCGCGACGGCCGCCCAAGACCGGGTCGACCGCGCCCTGTCCAAGATGCTTCGCGAAGGCGGGTTTACGGTCCGCTTCAAGGCAACCCCGGCCATGCGCGCCGCCTATGCGGCCGTCATCGCTGAAAACGTGTCGCTTATCCGGTCCGTATCGTCGCAACATTTGACCGCCGTCGAAGGCGTCGTCATGCGCTCGGTCATGCAAGGCCGGGACCTGTCGATACTGGCCGGCGAACTGGAAACGGCGTACGGCGTGACCAAGCGCCGCGCCGCGTTCATCGCCCGGGACCAAAACAACAAAGCGACCGCCGTCCTTCAGCGGACCCGCCATGTCGAACTTGGGATTACGAAGGCCGTTTGGCTTCACAGTGCTGGCGGGAAAAAGCCGCGACCTGAACACGTTGCGTTTTCCGGGCAGACGTACGATATCGAAAAGGGCGCTTTCCTTGAAGGGAAGTGGACATGGCCCGGAATGGAAATCAACTGCCGTTGCGTGTCGAAGCCTATCATCCCGGGGTTCGAAGATTGATTGCCAAAATGAAGCTTTTCGGTGTAGTGGCGTGGCACATTTTCCGAAACGGAAGGAAGTCATTCATGACCCCCGCCCTTGCCCGCCTGTCGCAATCAGTCGACCGGTTGATCGAAGCCTTGACCGGGACCGCCGGGGCTTCCGACGCCCAACTGAATGCGCTGGCGGACAGGATCGACGCGGCCTTGGGAAATCTTCCGTCGGCGGACGCGGTCGCCCCCGCGCCGCCGGCACCATTGCAAGATTGATTGCCAACCCGGCCCGGCCGGGGTATCTGTCGACCGGGTTCGTCTAAGGAACGCGCGGGATCATGGCATTCGTCGACCTTGTGAAAATTCAAGTCCTGTCGACCGGGACCGATCCGTTTACGCTCGGGCCGGCCGTCGAAGGCTTCCGCGGGGCCGACGCGCTGGTCGACGGCGAAGAATACAGTTACAGCGTCCAGCAAGGCGGGAACTATGAATACGGCCGGGGCGTCTATTCGCAACCGTCGGGGATCATAACCCGGGCTGTTTTGGGCTCTTCCCGCAATGGCCAGCCGGTCGACTTCAGCGTCGGCGCAATCGTGACATTCACGCTTCTGTCAATCGACCTAGAAGCCTTCAATCCGTCGAACCCGGTCCTTGGCGTTTCGATCGTCGCCCCGGGGCTCGGGTTTACCTTTGGGACCTTGTCGTTCGTCGACGGCATTTTGGTCTTGGAAATGGACGGCCGCGCGACGCCGAACGCCGGCGGCCTGCCCGACGAAAGCGCGGCGGACCTTGGCGATGTTTTGGCGATTGACGGCGGGGGTAACCCGGCTTGGCTGCCTTTGGGCGCGCTAGACGTCTTTCCCGATCAAACGGGGAACGCCGGCAAGGTATTGACGACCGACGGAGACGTCCCTTCATGGGAAACGCCGCCGTCGGGCCTACCCGACCAAAGCGGTAGCGCCGGCAAATTTTTGAGTACCGACGGAACGACGGCGTCTTGGACGTCCCCCATTGAAAGCATTATCGTCGCCGCCAGCGACGAAGCGACCAACATCACCGCCGGGACGGCGAAGGTCACGTTTCGAATGCCCTACGCGTTTACTCTCACCGCCGTACGCGCCAGTCTGTCGACCGCGCAAGCGTCGGGGGCCGTCTTTACCGTCGGCATTAACGAAGGCGGCGCTTCAATTCTTTCGACGAAGCTGACAATCGACAATACCGAAAAGACAAGCGTGACCGCCGCGACCCCGCCGGTAATATCTGACGCGAATTTGGCCGATGACGCGGAAATAACGATTGACGTCGACCAAGTCGGCACGGCGGGGGCCAAGGGCCTGAAGGTCTATCTGATCGGGCGTCGCGCTTAAATGTCCATGCTGGTAAATCCGTTCGCGATTGCCCCCGCGGCGGGCGGCGATCCTTTTTGGTCCGACGTCATCCTTTTGATGGGCTTTGACGAAGCCAACGGCGCGACGTCGTTTGCAGACGCCAGTCCGTCGGGTTTGACTTTGGTACAGGCCGGGGCCGGGGGGTCCGTCGTGTCGACCGCGACGCCTAAATTCGGCACCGGGGCACTGGCGAACGGAGGCACGACGGCCCGGGCTCGGGTTGCCGGTCCCGGGCTGTTTAACATGACCGGGGCGGTTCCGTTCACGGTTGAATTTTGGGTGCGGTACGCGGCCCTCCCGTCCAACGTGGGCCTATTGGGTTTCAACATAAACACCACCGGGAGCAACGAGTTTCAATGGGGGTTGAACGTCACCCCCTCCAATATTCTGGAATTCGAAACTCGGGGAACCGGCGGGCGGTTTATTACTCTTGCAGTACCGACGGGCTTGAATACGTGGCACTACATCGCGGCTTGTCGGTACGCGAACGGGCAAGTTGCGCTATGGGTTAACGGCGCTTTTGCAGGTATTTCGGGGACCCCGGCGTCGGCGGTCTTGAACGCGCCCGGTGCGTCCGAAATGTCTATCGGGTTTGTCCAAGGATACAACGGCAACGCTAACGCAGGCGTCGCCGCCCAATTCGACGAAGTCCGCGTGACAAAAAACGTCGCCCGATATACGGCGGGGGCCGGCATTGCCGTTCCGACGGCCGCGTTCCCAAGAGGCTAAAATGATGAACCTTGCCTTTGACCGAAAGAGCGTCCGGACCTTCGACGTCGACGGCCGCCTTCACGTCGCAGTTAACAACATCAGCAAGGCAAGCGTCGACCCGTACTATGGCCGCGAAATTCCCGGCTATGAAGCGCTGAAGCCGGACCCGGACAAAGTCTATTATTTGCTTCGTCACCCCGACGAATTGGCAAAAGCCGCGCCGACGTTCAATAACCTGCCAATCCTGGCCGAACATATGCCAGTGTCGGCCGATGAACACATGCCTGACCTGGTTATCGGGTCGACCGGAACCGACGCCGAATTCGTCGATCCGTTTCTTCGCAATTCGGCCGTTATTTGGGCTCGGGACGCGATCGACGATATCGAAAGCGAAGAAAAGCGCGAATGGTCATGCGGGTACCGGTACACTCCCGACATGACGCCCGGAACATATAAGGGCTTGCGTTTTGATGGGATAATGCGCGATATAGTCGGCAATCATGTTGCGCTGGTCCGGCAAGGACGGGCGGGACCGGAAGTCGTCGTAGGTGACAGTTTGCCCAAGGGGGTTCGAATGCTGAATTCACGTAAAGCCCTTCTTCTTCATGGGGCGCTGATCGCGGGGCTCGCTCCCCGGGTCGCGAACATCGGGAAGGTCGACTTCGCCGGCGCGCTGGATAGCGTGACCGCGTCGAACCTGGCGAAGAAGGCCCCGGCCATTGCCGCCGCCGTCGTGAAGGCCGTCAAGCCCGCGCTGGCGGCCGACGAAGGACTGGACGTGTCGGACGTGACCGCCATCATTTCGGCCGTTCAGGGCGCGACCGCGGCCGAACCGGTCGAAGACGACGACCTGAACCCGATTGACGAAGACGGCGACAAGCCGGCCGTCGACGCCGAAGACGACCCCATGGGCAAGGTCATGGCCTACCTGAAGGGCAAAGTGTCGGACGAAGTCCTGGCCGAATGCGCCAAGCTGGCCTGCATGGGCGCGATGGACGCCGACGACGACGACGACGACAAGGACAAGCCGGCCATGGACGCCGCCACGATCCAGCGGAACGCCGTTCGCGCCGTCGCCGCGATCCGCGCCGCCGAAGCCGCCGTCGAACCGCATATCGGCAAGCTGGCCGTCGCCATGGACAGCGCCGAAGCGATTTACCGGCTGGCGCTGGAAAACGCCGAAGTCCCGCTGGACGGCGTGCATCCGTCGGCCTTCAAGGCCATGGTCGCGATGCTCCCGAACCCGGCCGACGTTCCGGCCCCGAAGGTTGCCATGGACGGCGCGTCCGTCGGTGATTTCAAGAGCCGCTTCCCGTCCGCCGCAACCCTGATCCGGAGCTAACCGACATGGCCACTTTTCAGCGTACCGTGAACGCCAACCCGGCCCCGGCCGTCGAAGGCGATTTCGCCAGCGCCAACCCCCGCCGGTCCATGCTGGCCGGTGAAGGCGCGTTGATTGCCGGGACCGGCGGCGTCATCGTCGGTCGCTTTGCTTGGGCGCTGAACGCGACCGGCATCGTGACCAACGCCAAGCCCGGCGGCGCGGCCCGCGTGGGCTTCGTCGGCCGCAATCAGCCGGTCGTCATCACCGGTTGGCTTGAAGCCAATTCCATGACCCTCACCAAAGGGCTGGAAATCACGCTTCACGACGGCGGCGACTTCTGGTGTCGTTTTGCGGCCGGCGCTGCAATCGGCCAGAAGGTTTTCGTCACCGACGCGACCGGCCTTGCCGTCGCTGGCGCGGCTGGCGCGACCATCGCCGGCGCGACCGAAACCGCCTGGACCATCCAGTCGACCGCCGCGGCGGGCGAACTGGCCAAGATCACCGCGTAAGGGGGTTCCTGAACATGAAGCCGAAGATGCTGATCGATACTGCCGAACGCGCCATTCTGGCCGGGTACGGCATCCATACGGACGCCAAGGCGTACGCCATGGACGAATGGAAGGGCGATATCTCCCTTGCCATGGACGCGCAGCCGGGCCTTATCACGGCCGCCAATGCCGGCATTCCGGCTTTTCTGGCGAACCTGATCGACCCGGAAGTCGTCCGCGTGCTGGTCACGCCGGTGAAGGCCGCGCAAATCTTCGGTGAAACGAAGAAGGGCGACTGGACGCTTCTGTCGACGCAATTCCCCATGGTCGAAGCGACCGGCGAAGTGTCGTCCTATGGCGATCACAACAACAACGGCTCGACCGGCGCGAACGTCAACTGGATCGCCCGCCAGTCCTATCATTATCAGAACGTGACCCAATGGGGCGAACGCGAACTGGAAATGTACGGGCTGGCCAAGATCAATTACGCGTCGGAACTGAACGTCGCGTCGGCGCTGGTCATGTCGAAATTCCAGAACAAGACGTACTGGTACGGCGTCAACGGGCTGGACCTTTTCGGCGCGCTGAACGACCCGTCGCTGATTGCGCCGATCACCCCGACGACCGGGACCGGCGGCGACACGTGGGACCTGAAGACGGCGCAGGAAATCTACAATGACGTCCTGAAGCTGTTCAAGCAACTTCAGGAGCAAATGGGCTTCAACGTCCCCGACATGGACGCCAAGATGACCATGGCCATGTCGCCCCTGTCCGCGGTCAATCTGAAGAAGGTGTCGATTTACAACGTCACCGCCGAACAGACGATCAAGGAAAACTTCCCGAACCTGTCGATCGAAACGGCCCCGGAATACGCGACCGCCGACGGCAACCTTGTGCAACTGAAGCTGGACAAGGTCGAAGGGCAGGACACGGCGTATTGCGCCTTCACGGAAAAGATGCGGGCGCACCCGGTCATTCCGGACCTGTCGTCTTGGAAACAGAAGAAGAGCGCCGGCACGTGGGGGACCATCATCAAGTACCCGATCGCCATCGCTCAGATGATCGATATCTGACACTTGCCGGCCCGGGCCGCGGTTGGTAGGATGACCGTCCAACCAACCGCGGTTCGCCGCTAACGCAAGGAATACCCCATGACAGCCCGCGTCATCATCGCCTGCCGGCTCCCGAACGGGATCATGGCCCAAGTCGGGGAAACCCGTATGCGCCTGAACGGCGCGAATGCCGAAAACGCCGTCGCCGGGTACGGCTTCACGTCGGTTCCTGAAGAATTCGCGGAAGCATGGCTGGCCCCGGCCAGTGAAGGCCGCCCGGCGGGCGAAGGCGCGCGGCGGACCGTCACGCGGCGCGAAGGGATTTTCGTCGAACCCGACATGGGCAGCGCCCGCGATCGCGCCCGCGACATGGCCGGGGAGCGCTCGGGCTTCGAACGTCTGGACCCGAACAAGCCGGTCCCGGGGATCACCCCGACGGACGAAACGAAGAAGGAACTGGCCAAGAACGAAGCCGCCGCGGACGCTGAACGCGGCACCGGCGGCCGTGGCCGCGGTCGCCCGCGCGCCAACGCCGGCTAAGGCGCGGCGCTAAATGGCCGTCGCCGTCTTCGACTATGCAGTTTGGGCGGCGCGCTACCCCGAACAAGCGGCTTCAGTGGATGCGACCCTAGCCGGGGCGTACTTCGCTGAAGCCGGCTTGTATCTGAACAACACGGACGCCAGTGTCGTTTCCGACGTCGCGATCCGGTTGGTCCTTCTGAACATGCTTGTCGCCCATATCGCCATTCTGAACGGGGCGGCCCGGGGCGGGCTTGTCGGGCGCGTCGCGTCGGCAACCGAAGGCAGCGTCACTATCAGCGCCGAAATGGAAGCCCCCGGGACCGCGGGCTGGTACGCCCAAACCGCGCCCGGGCTGGCCTTCTGGCAAGCGACGGCGACCTATCGGACCGCCCGGTACGTACCGGGCCGCCAGCCTTTCCTTGGCGTTCCTTCGCGGGGCCGGCTCCCATGGCCAGCGTGACCCTTACCGGCGGCGACGGGCTGGAAGCAAAGCTGAAGGAACTGGCGGGCAAGCTTGGCGCGAAGAAGCGCGAAGTCCGCGTCGGGTTCTTCGAAAACGCCAAGTACCCCGACGGGACGTCGGTCGCGACGATCGCGGCGATCCAGAACTTTGGGGCTCCCTCCCGGGGCATCCCGCCGCGCCCGTTCTTTTCGAACATGGTCGCCGCCAAGTCGCCCGGCTGGCCGGACAGCTTCGTCCGGATCATGAAGGCCAACGAATACGACCTTGACCTGTCGCTGAACCTACTCGGGGGAGGGATCGCCGGGCAGCTTCGCCAGTCGATCAAAGACACGAATTCGCCGCCCCTGTCGCCGGTCACGGTCCGGAAGAAGGGCTTCGCGAAGCCCCTGATCGACACGGCCGTCATGTTCCAATCGGTCGACTTCGAAGTTACCGGGGCCGGCGAATGAACCTTCACGCCATCGCCGCGCCGCTTGTCGGCGTCATCAATGGGAACGTCGTCGGGGATATCCGCGTCAACCAAGGGTACGTGACTGACGCGGCCGGCCGGCGGACCCCCAACTATACCAATATGCCCGGTGTCCGGATGCAAGTCCAAGCCCTTTCTGGTCCCGAACTGGCGCAACTGGATGGGCTCAATATTCAAGGCGTCAAGCGCGGGGTTTATCTCTTTGGGGATATCCAAGGGGCCGTCCGCCCTGAAGCGAAGGGCGGCGACGTGCTGGTTTTCAGCAACCGGGTTTGGTTAGTCGTGACCGTCTTGGAAACATGGGGCGAAGCCCAATGGTGCAAGGTCGTCGTTGTGCTACAAGAGGGTCCGCCGCCGCCCTTCAACCCCGGCGAAACCGAATGGACGGAAGTCGACTGGTAAATGGACGCCGTTAGCTTTTTCAAGGTTTTGAGCCTCCCCCCGACGCTAGTCGCAAACGCGTTCTATTACGTGTTGGAAGCGCCCGGGGTCGTGCGCGGGTATTTGACAGACGAAGCCGGGACGGTCGCGCTGCAATTCAACGCCGGCCCGACGGGCCCCCAAGGGCCGCAAGGCTTGCCCGGCGACGCCGGCCCGGCTGGACCCCAAGGCCCCGTCGGGGCTGGCGGGGCTATCGGTCCCCAAGGGCCGCAAGGCTTGCCCGGCGACGCCGGCCCGGCTGGACCGCAAGGCCCCCAAGGCCCC